GGTTAAGCGACCTCGTGCAAAAAAACGCGTTTGGTTTTTTTTGACAACTTCCGAAACCAACCTTGAAAGCCGAACCACAATTCATCGAGTGGGCTGAGAAGCTACACGTTGACGTCCGCACGATTAGGTCATGGCGCAAGCGCGAAGGCTTTCCGCATGATGGCACCTTCGAACAGGTCAAGGCGTGGGCGGACTCGCACGGACTCGGACGCGTAGGCGGCAGCGGTGGCGGACTGGCTGAACTCAAGGCCGAGCTGATGCGTGAGCAAATCCGTCTCGCGCGCGCGCGTAATGAGCGCGAGGCTGGCGAGGTCGTGGCAAGCGAGGTCGTGGACGATATGTTCGCCACGCTCGCGCAGAAACTCGACTTGCTCCTGCGCCTTAAGCTAGAGGTCGAGCTAGGTCAGCGTGTGATCGGCAAGAACGCAGCCGAGGCAAACGTCGAGGGCGCGCTAATCCTCGATGAAATCCGAGAGGTGATAAACTCAAACATTGCGCTGTACCAAAACGACATGGTGGCGCGGTCGGCTAACTCAGACGAAGCATGATAAATCCAATAACAGGAACACGAGAAGAAGAAACCTTCAATCGCAACTTAGACTTTTCGCGCTGGGTGCGGACGGAGTGTGCGGGCGTAAAACAAAAGTTCACCGCCTTCGACATCGACTGGATTTTCCGCGATTACGGCAGGATGAAAATCCAGATGGTGGAAACTAAAATTAATCAGAAGGAATCAAGCGTAGGATATACCGAGGGTCAGTTATGGTATCTGCCGGAGCTAGCTGCGATTATGAAAGCTGGTATTGAAGCGGGCGCGCCTTGCAAGGGCTGGGAATGGCATGGCTCTCACTTACTGCAATTTGAAAAGACGATGCCGACTAACGGCAAAATCTGGTGGAACAAAAGACTAGTTTCGGAATACGAATTGATTCAAATATTGGAGATGCGATAATGACCGAAACCCAACGCCGTCTCGCTATCTTCAAACTTCCGAAGCGTGACCGCTCACCGATCTACGAGTGGGCGCGCAAGCACGTTGTGTTGCCCGAGTCCTACGCGACGTCTGGCCCATTCAATGTCCGCATCTCGCCTTGGCTGATTCCGATCTTCGATGCGCTCCAGAATCCACTCGTGCGCCGAGTGCATTTCCGCAAGGCGGTTCAGATTGGCGGCACGCTCGTTGCCGACATCTGGGTGCCTTGGCTTATATGCAACGACGCTGGCCCGATCTCGTGGACGATGCAGACCGACGAGATGATTGATAGGCACGCCAAGTCTAGACTCAACCCGATCTTTGAATCCTGCAAGCCAGTCGCCAAAATGCTGCCTCGCGCTGGCCCGCACCGAACGACGACCGAGATTTATTTCGGCGGTTTCTTCTTCATCCTCAACCCTGCCAATCTTTCGAGCCAACAAAGCCAGTCGATCCGCTACAAAATCAACGACGAGATATGGCTGCCTAAGTGGCAAGACGTTTATGGCCATGCTGTTGCGCGCGTCTCTCGCTTCGAGGAAGTAGGACGCTCAAAAATCTACAACACGTCGCAAGCTCCGATCATGGACTTGGAAACTGGCAACGTCGAAGACACAAGTTACCGTCAAGGCAATCAACAGGAGTGGAGCGCAGAATGTCCGTCGTGCGCTAAGGTTCATCCGGTCGCGTTCACTCTCGAAAAAAACGAGGATACAGGTCTGCGCGGTGGCGTAGTTTGGGACGCAGCGGCAAAGCGAGACGACGAGACTTGGGACGTGACGCGCGCTGTTGAGTCCTGTCGATTCCGCTGTCCGCATTGCGGCCACGAGTCGCCGGACTCGGACACAACGCGCAACGCTTGGAAGCGCACCGGACGATTCGTGCCAATGCGACCCGACGCGCCGATTGAGTTTCAGTCGTTCCGCGTTGAGGCTTTGGTCTCGCGGCCAATGCGCTTACTCGTCGAGGAGTTCTGCGCCGCCGACAATCACTTCGTCAGGCAAGGCGACGACAAGATGAAGATTGAGTTCAAGACGAAGCGCGAGGCGCGTCCGTGGATTGTCGAGAAGAAGGTCGTCAATCTATTCGTGCAGGTGAGTGACTACACGGTCGCGCAGTTCAGCAACGGAGAACAGATCGACGGCGAGGTGATTCGCTTCATGGCAATCGACCGACAGCAAGACCATTGGTGGCTGGAGATCGGAGCCTTCAGCTCGGCGACTGGCCCGACTTACAAGCAACTCTACTTCGGACGCATCGAGACGCGCGACCAGCTCCGTCAAATGCAGCACCGTTACAAGGTGCAGGATGGCTGCGTCGCGCAAGACAGAGGCTACCGGCCCGCCGACGTTGATCGTGACTGCGCGGACTTTGGCTGGAGAGGTATGCGCGGACACGCGCGCAAGACGTGGACGATGCGCGACGAGAACACAAACGCGCTGATTAACTTTCCGTTCTCGGAACCACGAGTGAGCGACTACCGAGGAGGCGACGTGTTCTACTACGATTGGAGCGGAGACTATTTCAAAGACATTCTAGCGAACGCGCTGGAGAACAAAGGCGACCTCAAGTGGCTTATGCCCGCCGACGTCAATCCGCTCTACGTTGAACACCTCAAGGGTGAGTCGAAGGTCGAGATCAGGACAGGCGTGTGGGAATGGCGCGAAGTGAAAAGCAACGCGCCAAATCACGGCTTGGACACCTCAGCGATGATGCTCTGCATGGCAACGATTGCTAACGTCGTGCGCTACACGCCGCCGAAGGAGTAAGACCTTTTGACGTTTCGGGCATTAGCAAATGCTCGACAACCCATTTTTCGGACTCGATAGCGCGACGCTAGCGACGCTTAAAACCAAGACGCTCGATGCAATCCAAGCCGTGCTGTTAAATCAAAGCTACTCGCTAAATGGGAAAAGCGTTTCGCGCGCGGAATTAAACCAGCTCAATCAAATGCTAGGTCAGATCGTCGATGCGATTGACTACAACAGCGGTGCGTCTACGGATACGACGTTCATTTCCTTTAACGGCAACTAAACACAATCATGGACAACGAGACCTTCGACGCTTCTAAGCTAATCAAGAATCAGCCGTGGATCGACCGCGCGCTTGAGAACATCGCGCCGACGTGGGCGTTGAAGCGTCTAGAGGCTCGCGTCCAGAAATCACTTTTTGAATATAACGCGGCGCGCACGAATCGTTTATACGCTCCGAAGCAATACGGTCAACCATCAGAGAGCACGCAGAATCAGCGCGATCGCGTCGTGATGATGTGGGAGGCACGCGATCTCGTTGAGAATAATCCAGAGGCTCGCGAGGTCTCGCGCAAGTTTGGATTGTATCTTACGCCGCACGAATACTCGCCGACGACTGGAGACCGTAATTATAATCAGACGGTCAGCGATTACTTTCACGAATGGTGCAAGAACTGCGACGTGACCAATCGGCACTCTTTCAAAAAGCTGATTCAACTTTCCGCCGAGGAGCGTCCAGTGGACGGCGATTGCGGCTTCGTGATTCGTCGCGCGGGCGAAGGATTGAAACTGCAACTCGTGCCAGCCACGCGCATCGGCAACCCGAACAGCGCAGCGGTCGAGTCCAATAACTATTACCAAGGCATTATAACCGACGACTTCGGCCAGCCTGTTGCGTATCGGATTTACCGCGTTGACCGCAACGGAGTTTATTTTGGCGCAGAGGATATTCCAGCGAATCAATTCTGCCATTACTTCGATCCATTTCGCGTCGATCAATACAGAGGCATCACCGATTTCCATTCTGCGATTCAGACCGTGCGTATGCTGCACGACATTCTTCAAGCCGAGAAAGCGGGCGTCCGTTTCTCGTCGCAACAGGCCGCGTTGATCTTCAACGACCGAGGCGTCGCTAATCCGCGCAACTTATTCCAACCAAACCCTGCGCTATCGCTGCCAAGCGGACAGCAGCAAAAGAACGAGCTGACCGAAGTCGGCATGATTCGCTATTTCCAAAACAGCGACCGCGTCGAGGTCATGCCGTCGCGTCCTTCGCAAGCCTTCACGGGTTTCGTCCAGCATTTAATGGCAGAGATCAGTCTAGGAGTTGGTATACCCGAAGGAGTATTATTTGGCACAGCTGGATATAAAGGCCCAAGCGTTCGGGCAGAATTTGCCGCAGCTGACCGAGTGTTTACGCGCCAACAAGGCGTACTCACCGACAAGGTGCTCGATCCAATCAAAGACGCCGTGATCCTTGATGCTATTGCGCGTAACGAGATTCCGCCTCCAACGCTGCTCGCGGGCGAAACGATGGTGCAAGCTCTGCGTCGCGCTACGAGAGGCGAGTGGCGTTTTCCTGCCAAGCTCTCAATCGACGTTGGCCGCGAGTCTGCCGCAAACATGAACGAGAATCGGCAAGGCGCGAAGTCGCTGCAAGAAATCGCAGCTGAAGAAGGCACCGACGCTTTCTCGCGTTTGGAGCAGATCGCAATCGAGGCAGGTTACGTCAAGGAGTTGGCCGAGAAGTACGGCGTGCCAGAAACCGCAATCCGTCTTACGACCAATCAACTGCCAAGCACACCTACTGCCGCTGCTGCTGCGGGCGATGCCGTTGGAGCATCCGCTGCTGAAGCGCAGAAGGCGAGTGCTAACGCATCGACAAGCGGCGCAACAACTGATGCCGGAATAATTGCTGGAGTTGAATCATTTCCAGACGTATCGGATGAACTTGTACCATTAAACGGAGCGCAAATTGCAGCCGTACTTTCCATTCTAGAAAATTTGCGCGCAGGTGATCTGACCGCTGAGGCGGCTGAGACGCTTATGATTTCCGCAGGTATGGCGCAAGAGTCTGCGAAAAAGGTTTCCGGTTCAGTCGCAAATCTTCCGAAGCAACCGACCAAGATTTCTGCTGAATCAATGCACAAGCGAATCCAACTTGCGCGCTTACGTTCGTCTGCAACTGAAGACTCAAATCTGATCACGATTGATTTTGCAACGAACACTTACATTCCAACGGTCGCCATCGCCAATAACGCCAAGCGCGCTCTTGAAATTCGCGAGAAGAAGCCAGCATCGCAACGCGGTATGACGAGCGTCGGCATTGCTCGCGCGCGTGATCTCATGAACCGTCGTCCTCAATCCGAGGATACGGTGCGTCGGATGAAAGCCTTCTTTGATCGGCACGAGGCTGACAAGCAAGGCGAGACGTGGGACGAACAGGGTAAGGGCTGGCAGGCGTGGAACGGTTGGGGCGGAGACGAGGGTTACTCGTGGGCGACCGCAATCGTCGAGCGGCTGAACAAGCAAGCGGACTCGAAAGAACTTAAAGCAGCATCGACGGAAGTTCGGCAAAGTTTTTCCGCGCTACAACCACCGGAGCCAGAGGAGTGGTTGGACGCGGTGCAGAATTATCGGAAGAAACAAAGCGGGCGCGTTGATGAGATCAAGCAATCCATCCTCGGCGAGCGGACGATCATCGAGTTGAGCAAAAAGCAATACGAGCTGCCGACTCCAAACTCGGAAGAAACGCACGACGATTTCATGGCTCGCTGCATGGCTGATCCAGTCAGCACCGCAGAATTTCCAGACGCGGAACAGCGCACGGCGGTCTGTATGCGTCAGCACGAAGGTATGTTTGCCAAGGTCGGCGAGCGTGGCGCAATCGTCGCCTCGGATAATGCACCGAAAGGCGATACGCCAAACAAAAACCCAAAAGGTGAAGGCACCGCAAAAGGCGACGCATCCGGTAAGAGCGCAGAGGTCACGAAAGAACAAGAGGCCACGCTGCAAAAGAAAGCGGACGATTTTAATGAAAAGGAAAGCAACACGCGGAACGGTCGCGCCACACTCGGTGCGCTCAAGTCTGTTTTCCAGCGCGGTCTCGGTGCGTTTAACGTGTCGCACTCTCCAGTCGTAAAGTCCGCATCACAATGGGCGTATGCTCGCGTCAACGCGTATCTCTACCTCTTGAAAAACGGACGACCAGAGAATCCGAAATATATTACCGACAACGACCTGCTTCCGAGCGCGCATCCTAAAAGCGGAAAATAATTAACATGATCCACACTCAGACTCAAATCGACAACCTCATCGAGCTGGCAATCATTCAGCGCGTCGAGCTGAAAAAGCTCGTCGAATCGCTGCCAGAACTGCGGACGCATCTCTCGATTGAGATCGAGCGTAACTTAAACGAGATCGAGCCAGCGATGCGCGACGAACTGCAAAAGTTCCTCTCGCAAGAATCGCAAGCCGAGCACGCAAAGCTCGGCAACGTACTCAAGCAAAAGATCGCAGAGTTATCCGTGAGTCTGGAGGACACGACTGCCGCAAAGTATTCTGTGTTGATGGCCGAGCGCGCCGAGAATGACACGCTGTTGGCTAAGGCCGAAGCGCGCATCGCCGAGGCCGCATCTGCGCTACCGAACGCGGTCAAAGAAATTGTCACGGACGAACTCTCGCGCTTTCCTCGCGCGGGCGAAATCGATCAACTAAGAAAAGAGTTTGCCGAGCCGAAAGGATTAAACCCGCGCGGCAAGTGGGAATCTG